CACACGTACGACCGCAAGCTGAATCAGTGTTTCGACACTGTGCAGCCGGGCGAGCCCCTATTCATCGGCATGGACTTCAACGTCGGCAAGATGGCGGCGATCACTCACGTCAAGCGGGAGTAGGGTCTGCCCCGCGCAGTCGATGAGTTGATGGATGGCTACGACACGCCGGACATGATTCGACGCATCAAAGAACGCTACTGGGAGCATACCGGCAACGACTACAAGAAGACTTGCGAGATCCGGATCTACCCGGACGCCTCGGGTGATTCGCGCAAGTCGGTCAACGCCAGCGTCACCGATATCGCCATGCTCAAGCAGGCAGGCTTCACAGTCATCGCGCCGGCGGCCAACCCGCCAGTGAAGGACCGGATAAACGCTATGAACGCGATGTTTTGCAATGCGCAGGGCGAACGGCGATACCTGGTCAACCCGTTCACATGCCCGACCTATGCCGACGGCCTCGAGCAACAGATCTGGGCGCCGAATGGTGAGCCGGATAAGAGCCAAGGCAACGACCACGCCAACGACGGCGGCGGTTACTTCATCCATCGCGAGTACCCGATCATCAAGCCGGTCACCGCTATCAAAATGGGATACGCCCGATGAGCAACGACGTCTCCTTCAAGCGCGCGGACTACGTCGAAGTGCTGGACCGATGGGCGACCGTTCGCGATGTCTGCGCCGGCCAGCACCGGGTGGTTTCTCGGTTGCCGTACATCAACGCACACGACAAATCGCCGGAGAACACCGACCGGAACAAGGCCTATCGCGAGCGTGCGGTGTTCAAGAATGCTACTGGCCACACGCGTAATGGTTTGCTGGGATTAGCCTTCCACAAAGACCCGACGCTCTCCGTGCCAAAGAAGCTGGAGTACTTGCAGGACAACGCCAACGGATCCGGGGTGAGTATTTACCAGCACTCCCAGGGCACGCTGGAAAAGGTGCTTGAGGCTGGTCGTCATGGTCTGTACGTCGATTACCACCAAGATAATGGTGCTGGTGGCCACTCAGTGATCCTGTCGTACTGCGCCGAGGACATCATCAACTGGCGCACCGGTATGGTGAACGGCCACAACGTGCTGACGTTGGTCGTTCTGCGTGAGATTCCAGAGATCCAGGATGGGTTCGGCTTCAAGGTGGTCGAGCAGTTCCGTGAGCTTGCACTTGAAGCTGAAGGTTTTGTCTGCCGAGTTTGGCGTCGATCAGGTCCAAGAGGTGGTGGCCCACTTGAGGTCATGGACACATTTACTCCAGAGGGCATTACCGGGCGCCTCAAAGAAATCCCGTTCACATTCGTCGGTGCACAAAACAACGATCCAACAATCGACGAGTCACCGCTTTACGACATCGCAATGATCAACCTGGGGCATTACCGCAACAGCGCTGACTACGAAGACAGCGTCTTCTGGTGCGGCCAGGCTCAGCCATGGATCTCCGGCCTGGATGAGCAATGGCGCGACCATATGGAGAAAAACGGCGTTTACGTCGGCTCCCGGGCGCCAATGCTGCTTCCCGCAGGCGGCGCCTTCGGTTATGCACAGCCATCACCGAACACCCTGGTCAAAGAGGCAATGGCCGACAAGAATCAGATGATGATCGAGCTGGGCGCCCGAATGGTTGTTGCGTCACTGGCTGCTAAAACGGCTACCGAGTCCCGCGGTGATCAGTCTGCATCGACATCGGTGCTGGCCGGTTGCGTGGCAAACGTCAGCGAGGCCTATACCCGGGCGATCATGTGGTGCGGCCAGTACATGGGCATCAGTGACAAAGTCGCCTACCAGGTTAATCAGGAGTTCGTCGAGCTGACGGCTGATCCGCAAATGATCACGGCCTTGGTTGGCTTGTGGCAGAACGGCGGCTTCGCGAAAGCGGACCTGCGGGCTTACCTGCGCAAACTGGGCTTGATCGCCCCGGAGCGCACAGACCTACAGATCGATGGCGAGCTTCAAGAGCAGGCCGATGGCCTGGGCCTGGATGACGAGGTAACACCAAATGGCGGCAAACCAAGCAATCCTTGACGCCGCGATCCGGCACGCTGTCTTCCTCGAAAAGCTGAAGGCGGGGGAGGTCGGCAAGTTTGCACCTTTCCTCAAGGAGATTGACCGCTCGATCCGCGACCGACTCACCCAGACGGACCTGACCGACTACAACGTCAAGCGTCTGGAGGCGCTACTGAAGGAAGTCGACAGCCTGTTGTTGGGCATCTTCGACCGCTACAGCGTGCAGCTGAACCTCGACCTGATCGACATTGCCAACTACGAAGCCGAGTTCGAGGCGACGAGCTTGGCCAGGTCTGCGCCGGTCGGCGTGTCGCTGGACGTGGCGGCGCCGACGGCGGCGGCCATCAGGGCGGCAGTACTAACGAATCCACTCAGCGTGCGTGGCACCGGTGGTGGGAAGCTGCTGAAGTCGTTCATCAAGGGCTGGACCTCCGCCGAGCGGGAGCGCGTCACCGGCACGATCCGGCAAGGCTTCTTCGAAGGGCAGACGAACTTTCAAGTCATCCGCAACATTCGCGGGACCAAGACGGCGGGGTACAAAGATGGCGTCCTGGCTACGACAAATCGCAACGCCAGCACGGTCGTGCACACCGCGATTCAGCATGTGTCGTCACAGGCTCGCATGGAAGTGGCCAAGGCCAATACGGATATCGTGGCCGAGATTGAAATGGTGGCCACTCTGGACAGCAAGACCAGCCAGCAATGTCGCTCGATGGATAAACGCCGGTTTCCGGTCGATTCCGGCCCACGGCCGCCGTTTCACCCGAACTGCCGCACTACGTTCATTCTTCTGACCAAGCTCAGCGAGATGTTTGCCAAGGGCGCTACGCGGGCTTCGGTCGGGGCGGATGGTGGAGGCCAGGTCAGTGCGAGCCTCGACTACTACCACTGGCTTCAGCAACAGCCGGCGTCGTTTCAGGATGTCGCAATCGGCCCGGTGCGCGCGAAACTGTTCCGTGAAGGTGGGCTGAGCGTCGAGCGATTTGCCGAGTTGCAGCTGGATCGTAACTTCTCGCCGCTGACCCTAGTGCAGATGAAGAACTTGGAGCCGCTGGCGTTCGAGAGGGCAGGAATTTGAGGTCAAGGAGCTATGCATTTCGCTCTCTCGGACTCAATGTTTTTGATGACTTCAAAATACAGGTTTGGCCAAAGACCAGCCTCAGTAGTGAGCTCCTTATAAACACGTACATTGTCGCTCTCGGATACGTTGAGTGTTTCGCGCATCAGACTAGAAACCTTGAGCGTTTGAACGGAGATTTCTGGGGCATACACAGCAACCATGAATGCATTTTTCATCAGCGTTTCTGCTCGTTCATTCCAGCCGACCACGTCCCTCAATGGGCTGTAGGCGTAGGTTGTGATGCTTGCGATGCTTTTAAGGAATGCATCTCCCTTGGACCGTAGTGTGTCCTCGCGCTTATCCATTCGCTGAACGCAATTCTGGATACGGTTTTGGTTAAGAGAGTCATTACTTGCCATTAACGTAAGCGCGGAGCTACCCAAAGCGCCGATTAGCGCGGCTGCAGAGCTAACGATCGCGACCGTTATGGTTTCTGATAGAGAAAAGAAACGACCTTTTGGTGCGAGGGGCATGCTCATCTTCATCCTTGTTTATATCGCCATGTGGCGGCGGCCGGATCTTCACAGCCAAAAATTATGAATACAACCCGCTTCGGCGGGTTTTTTTATGCCTGCAAAGCGGGCAAAACATACCCAAGGGGTGCATCAACGTGGCAGAAGAAAACGAGATCGACCTGGAAAACCCGGCAATCAAGGCCGCTATCGCGACTGCCGTTGAAGCATCCGTCTCGGGGCTGAAAACCAAGAACACGGAGCTGCTGGGCAAGCTGAAAGACACCACCGGCAAGCTGACCCAGTTCGAAACCCAGTTTGAAGGCATCGACATCGACGCCGTCAAAGGGTTGCTGAGTCGGGCCGGCCAGGACGAAGAAACCAAGCTGCTGACAGAGGGCAAGGTGGACGAAGTCTTCAACCGCCGGACTGAGCGCCTGCGTGCCGACACCGACAAGCAATTGAAGGCCATCACCGCGCGCGCCGAGAAGGCTGAATCCTTCGCCGCCAAGTTCCAGGGCAAAGTCCTGGGTGACTCGGTGCGTGGCGCAGCACTGAAAGCCGGCGCTCTGCCGGAAGCAACTGACGACATCATCCTGCGCGCCAAGGGCGTGTTCTCACTGAATGACGAGGGTGAAGCGGTCGCCGTCGATGAGTCTGGCCAGACCATCCTCGGCAAAGACGGCAAAACCCCACTGACTCCGCTCGAATGGGCGGAATCACTGCGCGAAAGCGCACCTCATCTGTGGCCAAGGGCTTCAGGGACACAAGCCCCGGGCGGGGGTGGCGGCCAGGCTGCATTCAAACGCTCCGAAATGACCTCCGAGCAAAAGCGCGATTTCCAGCGCAAGCACGGCCAAACCGCATACCTCGCATTGCCAAAGTAAGGGGATTCACCCATGGCTACAACCGTAAACAGCGACCTGATCATCTACAACGATGAGGCGCAAACCGCATACCTGGAGCGCGTTCAGGACAACCTCGATGTGTTCAACGCATCGTCCAACGGTGCGATCGTTCTCGACAACGAACTGATCGAAGGCGACTTCCGCAAGCGCTCGTTCTACAAAATCGGCGGTTCGCTTGAGCACCGCGACGTCAACTCCGTCGGCAAGGTAACCGCCAAGAAGATCGGCGCCGGCGAAGCCGTGGGCGTTAAGGCTCCGTGGAAGTACGGCCCGTACCAGACCACCGAAGAGGCGTTCAAGCGCCGCGGCCGTCCGGTGGAAGAGTTCTCCCAGATCATCGGCGCCGATGTGGCCGACGCTACCCTGGAAGGCTTCATCCAGTACGCCACCGCTGCACTGCGTGCCGCTATCAGCTCCAACGCCGGCATGGTGGTCACCGCCAACATCGAAACCGACGGCAAGAAGACCCTGACCCGTGGCATGCGCAAGTTCGGCGACAAGTTCGGCCGCATTGCCCTGTGGGTCATGCACTCCAGC